AATAGATGTTGTCTATAGGAAAGTTTCAGGATCAACTTCTAATGACCAAGCAATGAGCAGAATAGCTATATCAGAATACAACCAGATCCCAAATAAAACTGATACAGGTGTTTCTTCTCAATATATGATTGATAGGCAATATACTCCCACGATGACAGTTTGGCAAGTGCCTGATAACGCTACTGACTCAATACGTTATTATGGCATTTTCCAACCTGATGACATAACAGCTTCTAATCAGGATGCTGATGTTCCATATCGCTGGTCAGATGCAATGTGTGCAGGATTGGCTTCTAAATTATCTGTAAAATTTGCTCCTGATAGAGCAGGAGATTTAATGGCTCTTTATGATAGAGCTTTTCAGTTTGCTTCGGACGAGGAAGGAGCAAATGTTCGTTTAAGAATTAAACCAACAGGGATGAATCTTTACTAATGCCAGTGTACGCAAAAGGAAAAAGAGCTTTAGCAATTTGCGATCGTAGTGGGTTCCGCATTCCATACAACAATTTAAGAACGGAATGGACAGGTGCACGTGTAGCTCCTGATGAGTATGAACCCAAGAATCCTCAATTAACACCTCCTAAAAATATAATTGATGCTACGGCTCTTTTCAAACCAAGACCAGATAATGATCCTGAAAATGTAAGTATTTATATTTATTACAACTGGTTCGATTTTAATAAAGCAAATGAAGATTCTGACGGATTTACTCAGCCTTCTTTAGACTCAACAACTTATGAAAAACCGAATGAAGTTGCTGCACGAGGAGCAGTTGGTTATGTAACAATAGAAACGCCTGTTGAAATTGAAGCCTCTTCAGTTCGCACCCAAGGATCAGTTGGACTTCAAGAAGCAGTTGAATTAAGTATAACTGAAGTTGGTGTGGCTGGTACTGGTGCTATTGGGACAGTAGCTTTTGAGTCTACAATAACTGAAACTGGTGTGGCTGGTACAGGTGCATTAGGTGCATTTGGTGAATCTGATGGTGCGAATCTTACACTAAGCATTACTGAAACTGGCGTAGCTGGTACAGGTGCTATTGGAACAGAAAGCATAGACCTTGATAACCCAACTTGGGGAACTGGCAAATGGGGAGCTGGCAAATGGGGTCAATAAAATGAATTACAGCTCTTTAGTAACTCAAATTAAAAATTTCGTAGAAGATGATAGCACAGAATTTTCTGATTCTATTGATGCTATAATAGATCAAACTGAAGAGATGATTTTCCAAAGGTTGCCAAATTTGCCTTGTTTTAGGCAAAGCGCAACAGGGACATTAACAGCTGGCACCGCAGATTATACAGTTGCAAATTCTAGAATAATTAGGCAAGTTGCAATAACAGTTTCTAGTAATGTTAAATTTCTTGATCACAGGACTGATTCATATTTAAGAGATTATTCTCCGAATCCATCAACACAAGCGGAACCTAAATTTTATAGCACAAAGACAGCTAGCACTTCAGGAACTACTATAACACTTGGTCCGAATCCAAATTCTAATTATTCTTATCAAGTTGATTTTATGGCACCTGCGACTGGTCTGTCTTCTGGTAATACAACAACTTGGTTAGGAGACAACGCTGAAAATGTTCTTTTAAGTGGTTGTTTGTATGAGGCGAGTGCTTTTCTTAAAGCACCTGAAACTGTAACTTTGTATAAAGCCCAGTTTGATGAGGCAATTCAGCTTATGCAGCAAGAAATGCTTCGGGATTGGGCTTCTGAATTTAGCGGAGGAATATAATGGCAATTAGTCAAGCAATGTGCACAAGTTTTAAAGCAGAAATATTAGATGAACAGCATGATCTTGCATCTGATACGATAAAAATAGCTCTTTATACTAGCAGTGCGAGTTTAGGAGCTTCAACTACAGCTTATTCAACAAGTAATGAAGTCTCTGGTTCTGGCTATACAGCTGGTGGCGTTGCTTTATCATCAACAACAGTTGCAACGAGCGGAACAACAGCTTATTTTGATGCAGCTGACCCATCATGGACAAGTGCGAGCTTTACTGCTAATGGAGCTTTAATTTATAATGATACTATGGCAGACAAAGCTATAGCTGTTCTTGCTTTTGGGGGAGATTTTACTGTGGCTGGCGGAACATTTAAAATAATTTTTCCAGCTGCTGGAACTGGTGCAATTATAAGGATCGATTGATATGGCATCTACATTTACAACAAGTTTTGGAATAGAAGAAATGGCTACTGGCGATCAGTCAGGAGCTTGGGGAACAACTACAAATTACAATTTTGATATTCTTGATAGAATTGCATCTGCAACATCTGTTGCCCTTTCAGGATCAACTCATACTTTAACTGTAAGAGCTGCATCGCCAAGCTCTGGATCTTCAAATGTTCAAGATGGTATGTATCGTGTAATTAAATTTACAGGAGCATTAGGAGCCAACAACACAGTTACAATTGGTCCAAATACTACAAAAGCCTTTTTTATAGTTATAAATAGCACAACTGATTCTGGATCTAGTGGTCCTTACAGTGTTATTTTTACTCAAGGCTCAGGAGCAAATTTTACTTTAGCAAATGGTAAATCAGCGATTATTTATTTAGACGGAGCTGGTTCAGGAGCTGCAATTGCTGGAGCTTTTACTGATCCAAGTTTTACAACTCTTGATGTAACTGGAAACTCTACATTAGGAGGAACTCTCGCTGTTACTGGAACTTCAACTTTAACAGGAGCAGTTACAGCCTCTGCAGGAGTTACATCAGCAAAAGAAGACAGCGGAACCAATACTGTTTTAAATACTGTTGATGTTAAAAGAACATCAAGTGGTACGCCTGCTGCTGGTATAGGTGCAGGAATACAGTTTACAACTGAGACTGCCGCAGGAAATAATGAAATTGGTACAGTTATAGAATCATTGACGACTGATGTAGGAAGTGGTTCAGAAGATTTTGATATTGTTTTTAAAAACATGGCTGCTGGTGCTACTGCAGCTGAGAAAGCAAGATTAACTAGCACAGGTGCTTTGTCAGCTGAAGGTGGAATAACTTCTAAAATAGAAGATTCAGGAACCAACACAGTTATTGATGGTTTAACTGTACAGAGAACAAGCTCTGGAACACCTGCTGCTGGAATTGGTGCTGGGTTAGCTTATGTTGTTGAAACTGCTGCTGGGAATAATGAAACTGGAGCAACTATAGACGCAGTAACAACAGGAGTTGGCAGTGGCTCTGAGGCTTTTGATCTTACTTTTAATTTGATGGCAGGTGGTTCAGCAGCAGCAGAAAAAATGAGGTTGGAATCAACAGGATTTTTAGGAATAGGTAAAACAGATCCTAGCGTTCAACTACACATAGCTAAATCAGCTGTTGCTGATATAACAGCATTAAGTGATGGGGCTACTATTACTCCTGATTTCTCTGCAGCTCAAAATTTTAGCGTTACACTAGGAGGCAACAGAACTCTTGCAAATCCAACTAACCAAGTTGCTGGGCAGACGGGAAGTATCTTTGTTACACAGGACGGCACAGGCTCTAGGACTTTGTCTTATGGAGCTAACTGGGATTTTCCAGCAGGTACAGCTCCTACGCTAACAACCACAGCATCTGCTGTAGACAGAATAGATTATATTGTAAGAGCTTCTGGGAGTATTCAGGCAATCGCAACATTAGCATATTCATAAGGTGAATCATGGTTTTTAGTAATAATCTTTTAGCTGGAGGTGGCGGTCAAGGTGGGGCTACAGCTTTTGAAGTAGAAAATAGTTTAATGTTTGAAATGGCTGATTCTGCTAATCTTTCCAGAACCTTCGGCACTCCAACAGATAATTACAAATGGACTTATTCTACTTGGGTAAAGAGAAGTAAGTTTGCAGATAACCAAGTTTTTGGAATGGGGTGTACTGTTTCTTCTAGTGGAAGTAAAACCTCCTATCAACTATTTGGTACTGGTGATGTAGATACAATTCAACATTATGCTGAATATTTTTCTGGAACAGGATCAACGGGTAACATTACAACCAATGGATTGTATCAAGATCCAAGTGCATGGATGCACGTAGTATTTGTTTATGATTCCAAAAATGACGTTACGAGTGAAAGAATGTTGCTCTACATAAATGGCAACTTAGCTAGTGACAATGGCACAGCAACTTATCCTAGTGATGGAACACAACCTCCAATAAATAGTACCTCTGGTGCTCATACTATTGGATGTGTGCAGACTATCTATCATTTTTCTGGATATTTAGCAGAGTGTGTTTTCTGTGATGGACAGGCTTATGGACCTGAAAAGTTTGGAGAGTACGATAGTAACGGAGTTTGGCGACCTATAGACCCTATGGAACAAAGTTTAACTTTTGGGAATAATGGTTTTTATTTAGACTTTAAAGATTCCAGTGCGCTGGGTAATGATGTGTCTGGGAATAACAATGATTGGACTGCAAATAATTTAGCAGCTACAGACCAGTCTACTGACACCCCAACAAAAAACTGGTGTGTTATAAACAGTAGGTCAAACGATTTGGGGGGTGCTGTAACAGTAAGTCAAGGAGGACTAAAAGTAGCTGGCGGTGCGGCAACTGTTTGGTGTTCAAAATTTGCTACTTTTGGGGGTTTAGATTATGGAAAATGGGTATGGGCTACCAAGCCCTCTACAAGCGGTGCTGGACAATGTGATCCGTGGGTTATAAATCACGATGGCTATTTGACAGCTTGCAGTAAAGATGGGACAAGTTGGTATGCCTATATAAATGCAGACGGATTTGAAGCAGCCTTTGATAACGCAAGCACCTTTTCACAACTTACGAATGGTGGCTCTTCAAATATTTCAATTACTTATGGTGCTAATGATTTGCACTTAGTAGCAATGGACTTCGACAATAATAAACTGTGGTTTGGATATTATGACGATAGTGCAGGCACTACGCAATGGGGCGGTGGCTCCACATCTTTTAATGGCGATCCTGCCAACGGAACAAACCCAACTTTTACACTTGACACACCACCGTACTATTGGGGGGTTGCAACTTATACTGGACGACTTGGGGAAGTTGACTTTGGTCAAGGATCTTTTCTTTCTAATATAACAATTCCCACTGGTTTTAAATTTTTAAATACAGCTAACTTAAATGAACCCAGTATAAAAAATGGAAAGAAATATTTTGATTGCTATAATTATCTTGGCAATGGTAAGGGTAGAGCAGTTGGTATAGACCAGCCTATAACAGAAACTTATAGTGTTGCAAACTCAGCTGGATTTAAAAAAGAAGACGATTGTGAATTAGATAAAACATTTGGTAGTGCGGCTAGTTCTACTAAAGATGGAACACTATCGGTATGGTTTAAACAATCTGGTAACTTTGGATCTGCTGGTCATCACCTTATGATGTCAGAAAATACAAGTGGAGATTTATTAAAAATTGATACCACAGGAGATATTATAGTTCAAATGGCTTCAACAAATGGCAAATGGACATCTGGTAGAGAACTACTTGATATAGATAGATGGCATAATTTGGTGGTAGCTTATGATCTTGATAATGGAACTGCTACAGATAGAATCCAAGTTTATTTAGATGGAGTTAATATAACTGACGATGGCACTTTTAACACTGCTTTTACAGATACTGCTATGAAAGTATTTCAAAATTCAATAGCTTGCACTATAGGTGGTAGGGCTGGGTCTTCTAGTGCTAGTGATTATCTGTTTGATGGATATATGGCAGAGTATTGCTGGTGTGATGGTCAAGTTCTTAATGCTACAAGTTTTGGAGAAGTAGATGCGACTACAAATGCTTGGGTTCCAAAGGACGTTAGTGGTTTAACTTTTGGGAATAATGGCTTCTACTTAGATTTTGCCGACAAGAATGATCTTGGAGATGACGAGTCTGGTAATGGCAATGATTGGACTGAATCAGGTTTTGATACTACCAATGGATCTAATCAATTCCATGATACACCAACTCGTAATTTTGCTACATTTAATCCATATGAAATGGGTACATCTAGTACAAGTACAGAAGACTGTATGCTACATTTTACTTCTTCTCATGGTGGTACACATGAGCAAGCTATTCGTTCTACATTTGACAACCCTAAAACTGGTAAGTGGTATGCAGAATATGAGGTGTTTAATGTAAGTGGCTACCCAACAATAATTCCTTTTATTAGTTTAGATTATAATGTTCAACAATCTACCTTTGCTATTGGGGATGCCGATTATGGCATTAGATTTAATGCTAATGGTGAATGTGCTATTGTTTTAAACAATATAGCTGAAACGTCTATGACTATAACAGGGTTAAGTTATAGCACAGGAGATGTAGTACAGATTGCTATAGATTGTGACAACAACCAATTCTGGATGGGAGTTAATGATAGTTGGAACGCAGAGCTTGGTGGTGATCCTGACTCTGGTGGCAGGGGTACATCCTTTCCTTTCTCTACTGTTAATGGAACTTTATTTAATGCAAGCTCATAT